ACATCAAGCATTTGTCTGTCTATTTGTTGATATTTAGTATCATACAATTCTATAACTTGATCAGGGCGCCTCATTCTATAGACTCCCGTTACAAAATCCTCGTCATGCGACAGTAGCTTTTGTAGAGTATCGGGTGGAAATGCCATGTCGGCATCTACAGCAAATAGATAGTCGTACCCATTTTCTATAGCGTGACCTGCAATAGTATTTCTACCTGCATCAATTAAATAACACCAAAAAAACTCAAAATCTGCTTCAAATCCTTCAGGAATAATTAAATCATAGATAGATTTAAATGTCTCTGGCTCGATATGTTTAGCAGAAGGTACTGCAATAAGTATGCGTTTCTTTTTTTCTGTTATTTTTAAACTTTGAAAATACTGATCCCACTGATCGGCAACATTTTTCCATGTATTTACTGGAGCGGCTAAACAGTTTCTTACCTTTTTCTTTCTTTCTATCGAATTTTTTAAAAAATAATCTACTGCGGCAATAAATGCCTTTTCTTTGTGCTCTTCGTTCGCTAAAATATAGTGGCAGTTTGGGTCTAGTGTATCTTCAAATGCGCCCAGTTTATAAGTTATTAGAGGTGTGCCATATGCTTGCGCTTCCATCGCAGATATTCCGTAGGTTTCTGGAAATTCAATAGGGTATAGCATACCCATGGCTCCGCCAACAATAGGAGCAACTTCTTCAGGTCTAATTACGCCCGTAAAGGTTACATTTAATCCGGCAGCAAGGGAATAATCCTCTAAATCTTTTACCTTTTCATAGTTTTCATCAAACTTCCCAGGACCAAACTCGTAGTATCCGCCTATAACTGTTAATTTTAGGTACGGGTGCTTTTCAATTACTTTAGGCCATATATTTCTTATAAGAGACTCTAAGCCTTTATATGCGGCTGCATTGTATACAAAGTGTCCATACTCTTTTTCTGCAGCATAACCCGAGTCAAATGTCTGCACTCCATTACTAGTTACAAAAAACCAATCTTCTAAGGAGCTGTGTACATAATTAGCTTGATAGTGTCGTTTTTGCCATTCACTTACAAAAAATACTTTATCTAATCTTCCAGACTCTAGTAAGCCTTGTATTTCTTCATCGCCTTCAACATAGGTATCATGCTTCCATAAAATTTTATGATCCGCAGTTACAGTCCTATAATCGGGAAAGATAAAGCCTCTATTAAACTTTTCCCACTCTGGATGAAAAGGCATTATAGTTCTATTACTTATTAAAACATCGAAATGTTCGTTTTGTATTTCGGATATATTTTTATAAGTAACTGTAGGAAAAGGAGTCCTGGTAGTAGCATTAGTGTATACGGTAACATCGTAGTCAAATCTACTACCCAACTGACTAGCCATGTATATTACTGCTTGTTCAGAGCCTCCAAGCCCCTTAAACATCAAAGTATTATGATGATAAGGGGCTCCAAAAGGGTCAATAATTCCTATTTTCACAGCCAATCCCACATTAGATCCCAAATAGAATCATATTCTCCAAAACAGTGGCAATGTTCATTGCCCCAATCCATCAACCAGTAAAAATCATCATTACAAAAAATCATGGTAGCTCACAAACTCCTCCGACACAAGCAATAGCTGCTTGAGTGTCGATATCTAAATAGTCAGGCACTATATTTTCTGCCTTCCAGTTAATTTTCTTCATGTTTTTGGTTATTTTAACCCATTTATGGTAGTTATAGACATCCTTTAAGCAGTGAGTCATCTCGCCTACATCACCACTAAAGTAGTTTTCTGCAAATTTAATTGCTCGCCTAATCCAATCTTCTTCCATCAAGCTACTTGGCTTAAATAGATCTCCCTGCCAGTGTCGTAATGCACCCTCGCAAGCACGCCATAAATCATCATTAAAGGCGTGTAGACCGTCCACTATCAACCCAGAGGCAAAAAGTGCTGCATCTCCATAAAATTTAATCAAAGTATCAATGTCAAATACTTCTGTAAAGGGAGCTTGTGCATATGCTTTATCACCTGCCAGCCCCAGCAGGCTTATTCCAGCAAAATCTTCCCTATGATTAAATATATACTCTTCTACCTCATCCCAGTCATTCACTTGAATAGTATTTGAAACATTATGCCTAACTACAGGATTAACACATAAATGCTCATTAGTTCCATACTCTACCCAGTTATTTTGAGTAAGACGTACAAGTTCTAACTGATTTATGCCTACGAGATGACGCTTAAACAAAGAATTCTTGGGTGCTGTGACAGGAATAGAAAAAATCCAATCTGTACCCAACGGATTCCAAACACTTTGTTCTATTGCATCGGGGTTATACTTTGCGAAAACTTTTGCAACATCGTTTTCTTTATTCATCTGCATATTTCTAAAGTATCTTGCCGCGTGCTCTCCGTGAATACCGCTAGCAGTCCCTAAAAGAACTGAAGCATTTCCGCTTGGTTTTACACAGGTAGTTCTTGCAGATTGATTTATTCCAATAAGTCTAGCAAGAATTCTATTTGTAGCTTTTACGACTTCTGCGCCTTCACGCTGCACGTCGGTATTGAACAATACTTCAGGATTATTTGTCCATCCTGTAACGGAAACTCCCAATAATGCTTCTCTTTCAAAGATACGCTTAGAGGCTTCCTCCACGTATCGAAAATCAGTGTATCCAGCTTGAAGAGTCCCGATAATAGAAGCTGCTCTACAGGCTTCGTAAAATTTTTCTGGTGTGTCACAATATGCTCCATTTATCTCTGTAAGATTACAGCCTTGCCATCCACTTACACCATCTTCTGTAACTGGCCACATTCCGATTTCAACGCACGGATTCACTGTAATGTCTTTATCGTCCACGAACACAAATCCAGGCTCGCCAAACTCTTTTACGCTTTTAAAAAGTGTAGAAAATTGCTCTCTTGTCACTTCATTTTTTACAAGCATAGCAGAGTTATTAGACCTGGCACGTTGAGGATTATCCATATACCAGTTGCCCGTTTTTGCGTTCATCATTTCTGTATCATCAGGCGAAAAGAGGCAGATTGTCGCAGCGCGACGAACGCCTCCGCTTAGGACAGCGTCTGCCATATGCATAGTTACATCATACGCTATGATAGGACGCCAAGCAGTCTCACCTTTACCAGCCACTTCTCTTGTCAACAATTCCTCAATTTTACTCAAAGAGTGGCGAAGTCCGTCTGGCCCAGGAGCTTTAAAGCCGCCCGTAATTTTTGAACCTTTGGGACGAATTAAAGAATAATCAAAAGCAATGTGATGGCCTTCATACTCTGCAAACTTTGCCTCCGAGTTGTTGGGCGAGAAAGATGCAATTAATGCACCGATTGCGTCACTCCATCCTTCTATCGAGTCAGGAATAATAAAAGTTTTTGCCTCTTTATCCCTCTCTTTTAGATTTGGAAGTTTTGCTACGTGATGAAACTGTACGCTGAACCCTGTGCCGCACCCGCATAAAAGCCAGTACATACATTCACGGAAAAAATGCCTTCTGTCTACCCAAGTAGACAAGCAATTATACATTTTAGCCTCGTGCTTTAGCATAGGGTCGCCGCCCCACTGTAAAGCTCTTTGAGAGGCAAGCACCTTTTGCTCTAAGTAACATTCTTCTGCAAAATCAATCGCTGTAGCTAACTCTCTGTTAGCTTCTAACTCTTTAGCGTACTTTTTACGGTGCATATTCATTACGCGCTTTACACTATCTTCCCAGTTTTCTGTCTTTCCGACATCTTCCATGAATCTAGCATAATCGCTATAAAATTTTATATTGCTTGCATACTTGGTGCCGCCCTTCATATGATACCTCTCAATCTAGAATTCATATCTTCTACGTTTTCTAGTCCTATTGCTTCTTCGCAATACGTTAAAAGATCCATCAACTCTACATTTAGTAGTAGTTGATCCGCGTTTTCATTAAGTTCTTGAATAAACTTATATCTACTATCTATCGGTATAGCGTCGTGTATGTCAAAAACATCACCATACTGTTCTATTAAAGACACGGCTCTCTTAGGGCCAATTCCTTTAATTCCATTTATATTATCGCCTTTATCTCCTACTAAACATTTATAGCTTATATAGTTTTCTGGAGCAACATCATAATGAGTATTCCAATTTCCAAGCGTAACTTCCTTCCTCGTCACATATGAAAACCTGTTTACACTATCATCTATGAGCAGATCCCAGTCTCTATCGGAACTGACTAGCCAAATTGTCTCAAATCCATACTTATCTTTGTTTTTGACCACTAAGCCTGCTAAGTCGTCAGCCTCTACGCCTTTATATCTTAAAACTGTATATTGTTCTGCTGCAAGATCAAGACTGGCTTCAAACTCTTCGAAAAATTCTTCAAAAGCTATTTTTTCTGCTTCTGTCTGATCTTTAAACCGTTCTTTTCTATCGGCCTTGTACTCGGGGTACAGCCCCTTTCTATATGTAGAAGATCCCCAATCTGCACACAATATAATTGTTCCACAATTATACGATGTGGCTAAAGATTCTACTGTTTTTAGGTAGTCAAATCTAAAATCTGTTCTTCCTGCGTGTTTCCATCGAAACGCCAGGTTTAACGCATCTACCACAAGCACAGTGCTTGCCTCTACGTTTGTCATTTCTGTGAATGTTTTAGCCATTTATAAACTCTATATCTTCTCTTTCTAGCCATTCTTCGGCTAGTGTTACATAACATTCCAGCCAAGGTAAATATATAAACTCTTCAAAGTTTTTTGGTTTTATTTCGGTACAGACATATACTTTTGATCTATTATATTTATAGAACAATAGAGGCTCTTGATTGCCTCCTTTTGCCTGTAATTTTAATTTCTGCCACCACTTTATAAGATTATTTGTCTTGGGCTGGGTAAAAATTTTATCTGAAAAAGGAGAGTCTGAATAGTTTTTAACTTCTATACAGAATCTGTTTTTCTCGTGTGGTACATATAAATCTCCTTTGAGATACTCTAACGCGCCCGAGTTTGGTACTCTTTCAAACTGTAAATCCGTGTACAATCTTAGTATATCTCTAACTATGTACTCTCCTCTAGCACCTTTTGCTCTTGAATCAACCATTTCTGTCAAATTCGCCCAAGGCAAACAATTTGTCTTGGTACTCTGCCAGTTTTTCAATTTCCAACTCTATAGTTTCCATTATATTAGAGTGTTCACCTACTCCGGTGGCGTTTTCAAGGTAAATTTCTACATTTGCTTTATGTAGCTCAACTTTACTTTGAAAATAATTAGCTAATGTATCTAGTATTACTTCTCTCATATTACATCTCCAACTGACTTATATTGCCTTCTTTTACAACTTCTATTTTATCCAGTAATGGGTGTGTCCATCCATGCGATACTATATAAGTGTTTAATTCTTCTCCAAGTAGAACTTCTACTAGCTTCTCTCTGCCTGCCTCATCTAAGACATTCATTACTTCGTCCAAAAACAGTATATTTATTCTCGATTTAGATATGCTACTCATTAGTTTTCTTATAGCTATGAGTGTTGCTGTATTTACTCTGGCGAGTTCCCCGGTAGAAAGTGCAAGAATATCTACAGACTTTCCATTATCTGTTATTTGGACATTTAATTTATCATTGCTTACCACAAACTCAAGAGTAAATCTACCATCAGATAGTTCTGCCAAATACGAGTTTGTGAGTTCTTCTAAATCCTTGACCAAGTTTTCTATTTTGTATGCCAATAGGCCATTTGTACTAAAGGCTTTTTTAAGGACTTCGACATTAGATAAAGATGCATCTATGCCTTTTAACTTTTTCTGAACTTGTCTTAACTCCTCTTCAAAATTATCTGTCTGTTCTTGAATTACTTCTATTCTTGTATTCCTGGCAGTTCTCTTAGCATTTTCCTCTGCTATCTCTTTTATCTTTGCTTTTGCTTCTCTAAGGCGATCAGAAACTTCTTTTAATCTAATCTCTAATTCTTCTTGGTCTACTAAACTAGTAGGTAGATCATGGTCTATGCTTCTATATATGTCCGTCCACTGCTGCTCCAGTTTTTTAGCCTCTTGGTAAATTTTATTTCTTTCCTTGATTTCGGCTATTTTTGCCCTTAAATCGTCTATTTTTACTTGGCTTGTTTGAAGCATACTTTCTGCGCGACAAGCTATTTTATGTACTGCTTGTAGATCAATTTCTTGCCCGCAAGTAGGACAAGTATCATTATCATCTATAGGCACATAAAGACCTTGTTCTTCCTTATACCCTTTTAGAACTTCTTTGGCTTCTGTGGCTCTGGACTGCCATCGTCCTATTTCAGTTTGCATATCATCATAAGACTCGATGCCAGAAATATCTATGTTCTGAAACTCTGAAACATTGATTTGTTGCAGTAAGTCTTTGAACTGATTATTTTTTGAAATTTTTTTATTGGTCTCCGAAATTTTTTCAATTTCTGTCGTCAACTGACGTAATTCTTTTTCGTCTGTATCCGTATTAATTTCTAAATTTAGCATTGGAAGTGTGGTAGTATCTGTCAATTTGTTGTCAGACAACCATTTTTCTATGGTATCTATCTGTGATTGTGCACTTCTTACTTCAATATTTAACTCTCTCGCTGCTTCTTTAAAAATATCAAACAGCTTTACGTATTCTTCTAAATGCAACAAATCTATAAGAAACTTTTTTCTGTTAGTATCCGTAGCAGTTAAAAATTGTAAACTAGCGTTTGTATTTTGATAGACTAACTGCGAAAAGGTTTTAAAATCTATACCAATAATATTCTGTAAAGACTTATAAGTATTTGTAGCTGTATGGCTAGAAATATCCTTACCATTTTTCTCCAGCTTTACTTTGATACTAGTTTTTCTATCAACGGTGATTTTATATTCATCATCGTCTTTAGTAAAAGTAAGACTAATAAAGTATCCATCATTTACATATCTGTTAGGTATATCAGCTTTCTTAATTCCTTTTGAGTTTTTATTATAGCAAACTTCTTCGATAATCAATGGTATCGAAGATTTGCCCATTCCATTTGTTCCAATAATTTGAGTCAATGTGTTAGAGTCAAGAGCCAGAACATTGTCTGGCCCATAACTAAAACAATTACTCCATTGCAATTCTTTGAGAGTAATCATGATATGTTCCTATAACATTGGATATTTTATTTTCATCAAGTTCTAAAATATATGTTAGATACTCTACTAGTTCATCTTCTAGACTCATAGTGTTATCAAGCAGCAAAGTAGCTTCACTACTACGTTTTACTACTTTTTTATCTAGCAGTTCTGAGTTCTTGACTCCAGCAAGATCTTGCATATCGCCTTCTAATTCATATATTGTATGATGGTAGTCTGTTGCAATCATTTCATCTGTAGACTGAACTGTCTTTCTTATTAGTTGAGGCAGTTCAAACTCGTGAAATTTCCAGTTCCAGTTATTTTCATCAATCATGAGATAGCCTGTCTTTACTTCATTTCTATGAAAAGAAGTAGTCATGGGGCTGCCTGGGTATACAATGTTTCTCTGCGTATTAGAATGAGAGTGTAAGTCTCCCGCAAAAACCACAGGAAAATCCTTAAGCAAATCCAAGTCTATCTCAGGCTTAACATGGGGTGGAATTTCTCCACGAACATGGGTAAATACAGGATACTCAGTCTTAGACTGAATTTCTTTTATACAAGATTTTTTATGTAAATCACAGTATGGAAGAATCCAAAAATCATGCCCAGGATAGAAAGTGGTGTTTGTTTGCACCTCTACTAAAGGATTAAGATTTTGTGTGACTCCTTGCAAAAAGTCAAAGAAAGTTTGATTCTTTTTTGTTGCCTCATGGTTCCCGTCAAAGATAATAGTAGGAACTTTTACGTTAGCAATAAATATAAAGAATAGTTCTAGTTCTTCCATAGTCGGTAGGCGATCAAATAGATCGCCTCCGATTATGTGAAGATCGCACTCTATATTATGTACTTGATGAAAGAACTCAAGATACCTGCGTGAAGCCCAAGCAACTGGGACATTTTTCTGCCCTAGCTTTATGTGCCAGTCTGCTGTAAAAAGAATCATGAGTTGAACCTTGTATTTAGCACTAAAGTTTCTAATTTATCTTTTAAATCTTCCATTAGAGTATCCGTTCTATAACCGTTAATAGGAGGAATAACGTATCTATCTATATAAGCTGAAGCGCCTTCGATTAAACTATCAATATTTGGCCCTATTTCATCATCTAGCCTATCAATATCAGCAATTAATTTCATTTCTACTTTAAGAGGAACTTTTCCTTCAGCTACCGCATAAGCAAAAGCTCTTAGGGAGGGCTTTATCAAGTGAGGAACACTAAACCCTGGCTTATAATACCGGGTTGTGCCCTCTCCACTCATTTTACCCCTTTTAAAGTAACTTGTCTTACCTGCGACAAAGACAAACTGGCAGGGCTCTATTAAGTAAAGATTTTCAACTTCTTCTTCCCAATAAAAATCTTTTAATTCTTTAGTTACGTGGGGGTTCGCATCTATATAAGCTCCCTTCATTGTATAAAGCTGTACAAACGCTTTTTTGCACCTGGGCCCAAAACTACTTGCTTTTTGTCGTAGTAGTAGAAACCTATCGTCCGGTCGTTTAATCCTTTCATATGCGTGAGTAGGCATACTCCCTCCTTATGAAAACTCAGCTTCCAATGCTTCTTCGTCTACCTCCTCTTTGTTGCCGCCCGTGCGAACACGCTCCAGCAACTCTTTTTGTGCGTCAGGGGTAGGACGAGGCATAACTTCATCCATAGAACGCAACTCTGAAATGAGTTCCATTTCAGTCTCATCAAGTTTACGCACTTTGCAACGAAGGGGTTGCAACTGATACTCTACGTTGAACGGCAGAGGGCCAGTTTTTACACGCTTGAACTTTACATCCCAACCAGTTTCAGGGTCGGTCGGATCTCCCAAATCCTCAGCAGCGGCCTTAATTTGATCCCAGAGCTTACGCTTGAGATTAAATACTTTCACTTCGCCATTGTGAATACATTGCATAGCGTATGACCAACCACACTTGAGATCGGGGTAGTAATCACGAACCCAATCTTTCTCTTTGTTGTTAAAGGTTTCCAAGTTGCGATCAAAAGAAAGGCACTCCAGAGGAATGTTCTTTTCATTCTCACCTTTAATCCAGTAAACATAACGGGCGAGTACATCGCCAACTAAACGAACGCTATTGTCGCCATCAACAAACTGATAGGAAACAATACTTGATTTTTGGGCTTGGCCCTTTGCTTGATTACATCCA